CCAAAAATTAACCACGTTACTCGATCTGAAAAAATTTCTCTTGGCGCTGGCGTCCGGTAATCTTTTGTTAAGACTTTCGGGCTATTGTGTTTGCATAGAAGGAAACGAGACACAAACGCAAACGGGAGTTACCACAATGCTCGCTCTAATCGCCGCTCTGATCGCTCTTTTCGCCCTCGCAATGTTCGTCGGATCTTTTCTGGGCGCACAACAGCCGCGCGTTCCGACTGATAAGGTTTCGCGCATGCTGCGCCATCAAAAGGGCTTCAAAGCTTACGGGCGCTTCTAATGCTCTTGCTCGCAATGTTCCCTTGGGCTCTTGCGCTAGGATATGTCCTAGCGCGCGTCAAAGCCAAATGTGCTGAAACGCACGAGGCGATGAAAACTCTTTCCGCGCAACACGACGCGGAAAGATTGCAGGCTAGGAAAAACGGAATCATTTGGATTCCTCGATAAGCGGGAGGCGGAAAAATGGATATGGATCGCGCAATCTCTATTCTCGGAATCAACCGAACGCGCAATTGCGACCTTGCGCCCATGGCCACGGCGCTAGGGTTGCACTCTTGTCTTAACACGCAAGCCGAAAATGAGAGGCGCGCAGCTGCAAACTATGTGTTGCGACGCTGGCGCGCATATCAGCAAGAGTGCAATCGTCGGCGCGATTTGAAGATTAGATACAGCCGTTAACTGAAAATTAACCATTGCGCCAAGGGGTCAAAAAAATCTCTTGGTGCTGACGTCCGGTAACGATTTGTTAAGACCTTGCGCGTATTCTCAAATCATCGGAACAAGGGAACACGCAAATGCTGATCGAAACATCTGCCCGTATCGAAAGCGCCTCGCTCGCCATCGCTCTTGCGAAGGGTGTCAAATACGCAAAGCTCTCTTGGCTTGAGACGATCAAAGTTCACATGATCCAGCGCAAGCCGCAGGATGGACTCAACGCATGGTCTGATGCAAACTGCATTGCTGGCGCGTTTATATTTCGCGTCGAATTGAAAGAGCAAACACTGCGCTGCTCGTTTCATGAGCTGGACAATGCGCGGCTTGCCAAAGGCCTCGCGAAACTGGCGAGCGTCGACGTTGCCGCTATCGGGAGAATAGCCGCAAACAAGGCAACAGTCGACGATTGCATTACGCTGCTACAATATGCGCTATTCGGGTATCCCCGCTTCTAAGGGGCGTTAAAACAGGCTAGGCGCAATGCGCCTAGCCGCAACGAATGAAAGGAAACATAAACCATTCGATGCGAATGGCGCGAAAGCGTTCGCTTGGTTAACGACAAGCTCTAAGAGGCGAGATCGTAAACGGACCGTCAACCAAGCGACGTGCACGAGGCAAGGTGACCACAATTTTCAGAAAATTTTACGGATCGGACCGGCGGGGACCCCAGGAGCCCGCCATCCCCCGGCGGCCTCGTGGCGCGTTCCTGCGTCAGTATAGTGAGTCTACAGTCGCTTGATAGGGATCCAGAAGGTGTGGCACTTAAAAATAAACACTACATTCCTTTGCATGAAATTTCATAAAGTGAATGTCTTATGGCATTCCTTCGCTGTAGTGTAATAATACGATGACAATTGGCGCAGCGCACGTCGCACTTGGCTATTTCCTTCTTCAACGTAGCGATGCTAGCACGCGGCATTAGTCTTGAAATGTCGTTGTGTTTTTTTTTTTTCATCAGGGCGATGATCAAATTCAAGGACCCGCATGTCTGCGGTTCCACAATCAACACAAGTATGTTCCATGAGGTATGATAAAACGAATATGGTGTTACGTTGCTTCAGTTCTCTTTGTCTGGGAAGATACCGTTTACCTTCTTCAACCCTACTACCTCTACCATTTAGGAGGCGACGCGCTGCCTTACATTCGTAGTGCCTGCGCTTTTGCTCTGGGGTTTTATCTTTCCAAGATGTCACTCAGCTTCCCCTCCCCCGGACCCGCTGGCGGGTGGCCTCTCGAATGAAGCCCCCGCCAGTGCGCTCTTGTAGCAGATCAGCGGTCTTTACCATTTTTCAGCGTGCGCTGATATGCTTCATGCGATTCACGCTTGTATCGCTCAGCATAACTTTCTCCCCACAAGTCGTGGATAGAGAGAGCAATCTGGCCAATTATAAATATTGGAACCATTATGATGAAGGCAGTCAATATATAGGCGCGCCGCCACGCCTGCGGCCAGGTAGATACGTTAAAAAAGTCGCTCATGATCTCGTTTCCTCCAACCATTTTATCACCAGCGGCTTTATGGCGCTGGCAGCGAACCCTGCGAGTTCCGCGTCGCAATCTCTGAGGTCGTTGGTGATCTCGTCAGGGTCCGATGTATATTGGTAATAGCCATTTTCCTCGGCGTTATCGAGCGCCTCGAACACCATGCCTTCAAGGTCGTCACTGTAGCCGTCACCGGTCATGAACATATGGTGGCCCTCCTGCCATCAATTGTGATTGCGCCCATGTCACGCAGGGTGTTCCATGTTGAGCGCATGAATGGCCCACTCTCTCCCGCCGCCAGCAACACGCCGTGCTTGTCGAACACGCCGGTGCCGTTGTGCTCTCGCAGCCATTTTAAGGCCTCGAGTTGGGATACGGTGAGGTTGCCGCCGTGGGTTATCGCGGGGTAAGGTTCCATGGTCACTCCGGATTGAAGATTGGGTTTACCTTGAGATATTCATCCGCGTCATGAGCAGACAGATGGATACCGGGGATGATCGGGCTGGGAGCCGGGGTGAAGATAGCCTTCTCCAGCTGCTCCAACTTGCTGATGCGGTCCAAGATGCGCTTGGCGTGATTCGCCTGACTGAGCGCATCGTCGAGGGCGTCATGGGCGACGCCGATCCTCTCGAACGGGATGCCCTCGGCGACGCTCATGCCCTTCAACGTGCGGTAGCAGCGGTTGTAGCGGAAACTCCACGGCGCTTTCATGGCCAGGCGCTCATAGGCACCGCGCAACACGACGTTGTCAAAGTCTGAACCATTGCCCCAGACCAAGGCGTCAGGGCCAGCAACAAGGTTGACCCATTTCGAAAATTTTCCCAAGGCGTCGACAGTAGAAAGTTTGGCGGTGGATTTGTGGAAGATCGAGCGGGCCTCTTCGGATTGCTGGGTCCACCATGCGAATGTGGAGGCGCTGATCGTGCCTCCGGTCTTGGCTGCATCCTCGGCGTCAATGACGCAATAAAATCTATCGATTTGAGCACCCTCTCCGAGGTTGAAGGTGCAGGCACCGATGGCGACGATGGCGGCGTCCGGAGCCGATGACAGTGTTTCCAGGTCGAGCATGATATTCATTGGTTAGACTTCCTTTTCAGATTCATCCATGGACTTGGTTGACCACTTGAAGGTCACTTTGCCATTGAGAGGGGCTTCGATTAGGCGGCCTTCGAACAGGCATTCAACATAGAATTCATCGCCGGTTGCTCCGGCTTTGGCTCTGATCATCTCAGCCAAATCCTCGACAGTGATCCTGACCATCTCCACATCTATGACAGTGCTTATACGCTTAAGTTTCATCTTGTTTCTCCTGAACCACGCCTACTGGCGCTAAACCCCGCCACCAACCCAGTCTACTGGCGAAACTCGTAATAACGACCTTTGATCTGGGTCATTTCGAAGTCTATAATAGCGATTGGCGTGAACTGCCCATCCTGGTAATGCATCGCCGCAGGCGCGCCTGTGAGGCGATCCTGGTAGACGCCGGGCTGACCCTTCGCCGGCACAAGGTCATAATGCTTTGCCGCCGTCTTCTCGGCGCGCTGAAAGTCACGCTGCTTGAAGTGCGCAACGACGTCGGACAACAAACGAAGCGCACCATAACCGGCGAGAAATTCGATGAACATGCTAGGGTTCCTTGTAATTCAGCAGCGCCACTATCGATAGTGTCACGGAAAGTAGCATAAAGCCTGCGGGGAGTAAATAGTGCATTTTTCCCTTCCTTGGGGGTTTGTGGTCAAGGCTGACCAATAGCACGATTCTGCGCCATGTGCTATTTTTCTTGACCAAATGGTTAATTTAGCCTACCATCCGTCTGCCCGACCACCATTGATATCCTTCTAGGACACCCAGCATGACCACGATCAGTTCAGTTCCCTTTATGCCCATGCTGCCTAGACTGCTTCTCCACCGGGAATTCTTGCTGTTCCCGGCCTGGGCGCATCCGCAGGTGCGCTATTGGGCTCCGACCTGGATTCAAATCCGTGACTGTCTGCTCGGCGATCAGGAGATCAAGGACAAGGGCGAGACCTATCTGCCAAAAATGGCGGACATGGACCAGAAGGAATATGAGCGCTACCTTGATCAGGCGGTGTTTTTCAACATGACCGCGCGCACCGTCAACGCTCTTGTCGGGCAGGTGTTTCAGCGCGACCCGAAGATCACGGACGTGCCGAACAAACTCAAGGAAGACCTTGATAAGATTGTGTATAATGGCATTTCTGTCACGAGCTTCCTGACCAACGCCATTGAAGGCATCATCGCCATGGGGCGCTATGGCGTCCTCGTCGACCGTGACGAAAAAGGCAACACGCCATTCCTGCGCGGATATGATGCTGAAAACATTATCGATTGGCAGATGGATTGGGTAAAGGGACGCTACGTCCCGGTCCAGATCATCCTGCGCGAGTTCATCGAGATCAACACCCGCACGGTCGGGGAAATCCGAAAATACAAGATCATTTACCGCGTGCTGTCGCTCGACTTCGGCGGTCAGCAGTTGATCACCACGCCGTCGAACACCAACCCGACGCTCAGCGAGGCCTCGGTTCTGGGCATCAATAACGGACCGCTACAGGCGGTCTCGCTCAAGCAAAAGGGGCGTAAATTCAAGACGTCGACCACGGGCTCTGTCGTTGGCATGGACACCGGCGGCGGACCGCTCTCTAGTGGCATCCCCACGGGACCCGGCGGCACGCCGGAGGGGAACACCTACGAATATGGCGGCGGCTCGGTGCCGATCCAGGCTTCTCCGATCCAAGGCGGTGATGACCCGATCTACCGCCAATATGTCTACACCGTCAATAATATCACAGCGCCGCTCAACACGGTGACGCCGGAAGTGTTCACGCCCACCAATCGTGGCGCGACCATGGACTTCATCCCCTTTGTCTTCCTCGGCGCAAAGGACAACACGCCAGACGTAGACCGCGCGCCGGCTGCTGACATCGCCAAACTCAATCTGGCGCATTATCGCACCTATGCGCATTTGGAGCATGGGCGCTTCTACACCGCGCTGCCGATCTATTATGTCCAGGTGCTGCCTCACGCCGAGAAGTCTGAATACACCCTCGGCCCGTCGCGCGTCTGGGAAGTCGCCCAGGGTGAGAAGCCTGGCATCCTAGAATTCAATGGCCAGGGTCTCAAGACCCTGGAGAATTCACTGACTCAGAAGGAAGACCAGATCAGCATGATCGGTGGTCGCCTTGCTGGCAATGGCGCGCGCTCGGTCTCTGAGTCTGATAATCAGGCGCAAATCCGTGAGGGCAACGAGCGCGCCTTGCTGCTCAAGGCCGTCAACAACTGCGAAGAGGGCGTCGAGTCCTGTCTGCATTGGTGGTGCTGGTGGCAGGATCAGCCAGACGCACGCCCGCAGGTCGATCTCAACGCCGCCTTCATGTTCGACAACCTTGGCGCGCGTGAGCTGCGCGCCGCGCACCAGATGTATGCGGACGGGGTGATCCCGGTCACTGCGCTTCACAGCTATCTGCTCAAGGCGGAAATCCTGCCCGAGTGGATGACCGTTGAGGATTACAAGAAACTGCTTGCCGACATGGACGAGTTCCCCAACCAGCCGGACGTCTGGGCGAAAGAGATGGGATACGACAGCGCCAAGCACCTGCACGACGTGCGTCTCGCCCGCCGCGACCTGCGCAACAAGGAAGCGCAGACCGATCTGCAGGACAAGCAGATCGAAGTGGATCAGATCGACGTCGAGGGCAACATCGATGTCAAGCAGCAGCTGGCGGACACCCAGCAGCAGCTCGCCGATCAGCTGGGAGACCAGCAGGACCACGAACAGCAGCAGGATGTCCAGAACCAGAAGCACCAGCAGAAGATGGACCTCAAGAACCATCAGCTGTCGCAGAATCAGGCAGACCAGCAGCACAAGGAAAACATGGTCGCCGCAAAGGCTGTCGGCAAACCCATCGTCGGAAACATGGCTGCGCCGCCGAAGCCGCAAGGCATAGGCACGCGCAACCCCAACTCCACTCCGCTGCCTCAACAGGTATCGGCTGCGCGCAACGCCGCGACGCAGGTTAAGAAGTAACCCTCTGACCATCACAGGAGCACTAAACATGGAAACTGACCCAGGCTACAAACCCCAAGGCCCATCTTTTTCCTACTGGTTCACGCTCGGCGCATTGCTGATTGTTGGAGCCACGGTCGCTGGCTGTCAGGTGGTGCGCTATGTTGGTGACAACTGCCTGGAAGGGCTATGCAGGTAGCGCACTGAAAGGGTTGTGCAGGTGGTATTACATGTGCCGTTGGCCAGAGCTGGGTTGATACTAGGCGGCGCACTGAAAGGGTTGTGCAGGTGACACTATATGTGATGGCCAGAGCTGGGTTGATACAAGGGTTGTGCTTGTGACACTCTATGTGATGGCCAGAGCTGCGTTCTTCACTCTGCTGATTCTGGCCATCACACTCGGGATCAGCGCCTGCACCTTTGTGCTCGGTCCGCCCTATAATGTGAAGATTCGCATCCAGGCGGAATGCACCAACACGGTGCCGGTCTATGACCCAGCCGGCATGGTCGACCCTGACCAGGTGCGACAGCCTTGCACGCATTTCGACAAATAATTGCTATTTTTCTTGCTATTTTTCTTGACACCACCTTTTTTCGCTGCCATTGTTCGTGACAACGCAGGCCCTCGCTTCGAACCAAACAGCCTGGCCATTGCGCCGGGCTTTTCACATGAAGAACTTCAATCCTATCTTGAAAGGTTTAAAATCCATGCCGAATAATCTGCTCGACGACCTCTGCAAGCGCAAAGTCGAGAGAGACATCAATGTGGCAGTGACCTGGATGCTTATGGGCAGCTATGGCTACTACCGCTGCGACAATCCGATCCTCACCGATGGGACGTATGATTGGCTTGCCAAATTCATCGCAAAGCATTGGGACGAGATTGACCATCCATATAAGGCGCTCATGGAAAAAGAGAGCCTGGAGATCACGAGCAGCCTGGAGTTCTCAGAGGACGCATATCCCAGGGCAATACGGGACAATTACGCTGATTTGGTCGCAAGACACCTCAAGCCCATGTCGGCATGAGCTAGGGTCGAAACACCTCCAAAACCTGAACTGACGTTCCGTGACTACTCCCCCGCCTGAAGGCGGGGGCTTCTCGCTTCAAGGCAACTGCACGAACACGAGGATTTCGCCTCACGCCATAATTGCTATTTTTCTTGCTATTTTTCTTGACACCACCTTTTTTCGCTGCCATTGTTCGTGACAACGCAGGCCCTCGCCGCGCCAGAGCTGACCCGAATTACACCAGGAGAATAAAATGCCCATCGGTGGATATGACCCTTCCTCTGCCGTGTTCATACTGGATGAACACTGGTGCCTCACGGCGCTGCGAGACCGTCTGGAAGATGATTCAGAATCACAGGATTTCGTAGACCTGTTCGGCCCTAGCGTTGAAGCCGGAAACTGGTTTGTTCAACGCGCCCGCACGGCGCTGATCACCGAGCTGAATGAGCAGATCGAGGAAATCGAAGCCAACCTGTGCGAGTGCGGTTTCGAACTTATTGACCAGCCGCCTCCGCTAACCAGCACCTTTGCTGACTTGCTCAGTAAAATTTTCAAACACAACCCGATCCTCGACGACCTGAAATTCGTGGAAGTTGGCGGCACCGTGAATGCCGGCGAGCCAGACCCTGTTTGCGCGGATGGCTGCTCGAAAGAGCCGAAGGCTGCCCCTACCCCTGACGAAGACGAAGACGAAGACGAAGACGAAGACGAAGCCGCAGCCGCTGGTATTGAGTTCGAGAGCGCCTTCTACCCGGTCGGCAGCACTACCGAGGTCTTCACCGTCGAACGCATCACCCGCGTGCATAAGAACCGCTGAAAGGCGGCCCCGCTCCCGCCAGTATGTGCTCCAGGGTATTGGCGGGAGCAACACATTCCCAAACAAAGGAAGCATGCATGCAACTCGCTGATTTCAATAAGGTTCAAGCGCTTCTCGTTCGCCGCAGCTTCATTTATGATCTGATCCGCGAGGCCAGCAACCCCAGCTGGCAGAAGCTTTCCAAGACGTCGCACGCGGCATTCGCGCAGGAAGGCGTCGCTGACGCAGCCCGCAAGGCCATCGTCGACCGCCTCAACGACCACCTAGACTCGGTCGAGGCGAGCATCGCGGAATTAGGAATCGAGATCTCGGGTCGCATGGACCTGGAGATCGAACGGCAGGCCCACCTGAAAGCGTTGGGCCAAAACTGAGGGTGTGATGAAATGAGTCCGCTTACAACACTTGAAGATTTGGAAGCCGCCGCTGCCGCCTCCGTCACGTCGGTAGGCAACATGACCGGCTTCGTCAAGGTCGTCGCGACCGACGTTAAAGCCGTGGAAGCCGCACAGGGGAATTGGAAGACCGGGGTGGTCTCCTATGCGTTCATCGTCCTGGCTCTGCTGCTGTCCATCATCGCCGATCAGCATATCGGCTTTGGGCGTGTCGAGTGGATGTTCTTTCTGCTCGCTGCGTTGGTTCTCCTGCGCGACATCGCCAGAGCGGGTTTCTGACAGTTCCACTTCAACAGGATAGAACGATGCTCGAAGAACTCGGATGGGTGGTTCATGACTTTTTGGACCATGTCGACCATGAAGCTTTCTTTCTGATCGGGAGCATCGTTCTTCTCTTTCTGGTCACGTTGCTGATCCTGGCGGTCCGTGAAGAGACCAAGCGAGAAGACGTCATCGACGCGGCGCGCAAGGCGCGCATAAATAAATTCAGGGGGCGCTAATGCTGCCAGAGCGCAGGATCATTTCGCCAATCAATCACGTCAGGAAGTATCCGTCCGGATCGGAGTTGGTTTTAGAGCTGAATTGGGAGACTAACCACCCACAGACCATGTTCTCGATGCGGATCCAGTTTGATCTGACATTGTGGCTGGTGGCGTCTCCGGCGAAACGCCGCAGCATGTTTAAGGCACAGATCACCCCGCAGGTAAATGCCTTGCGGACACTCACGCGACAACAAGCCGAACAGGTAATCATCGACCTGCAGGACTATTCCAACGCCTACGACTTCGTCGAGCGCCAGCCCGTGATAACAGAGCCGGTAGATGCCGAGCCCACGTTTGAAGAATAGTGGGCCGCTGTTTGGAATCCTTGCCTAAGAGCTGGTTCCGGGTTAGTATCGATGACGTTTAGGAGTAGGCCTAATGGTGTCTTTCATCACGACGCAGGTGTTGGTTATCCTGATGGGGTTCACCTATTTGGGGACCGTGTTTGGGCCTGTGCTGGCTGGTAAATTCACGGTTGGGGTTATCGTCCTGGTGTTGATGGTTGACGCATTCTGGGGTTTGTGGAACACCTTCCCACAAATCGCGGCGTGGAAGCTGTTGGACATCAATAGCAGGCTCAGTGACTTGCCGCCCAAGGATAGGGTGGAGTTCGCACTGCGCTACGCGCTTGTAATGCTCGCTGCCGGCGGTGCTGGATTGGTGGTCATTTTTGGGATGGCGAACGTGCTCGTGTTCACCACCGCCGCCGTGATGATATACCTGATTTACAACGCACTTAATGAAATCTTCATAGCGTTGCAGCACACTTATGAGCCGGCGCTTGAAGATGGAGATCAAAGTGCTGACGACGAGACAACCTTTCACTAAGGGGAAAGCTGATGTTTTGGGACGTGTTACTTTTGAGCGCCTTGACAGCTTTTGCGTTTGGTGCGCTTTATCCTGCCTTTCCGAAGGTTGATCCCTTGGATCGCAAGTCGCCTTCTCCCTCGATGGCCAATCGTCGCCGCGCGCATGAGAAGCCGAATCTGACGGTGGTCACCACGAAGAAAGCCGCGTAATGGCGCAAGCCCCTGCCTTCACGCTCTACAACATAAAGGCGAGCAAGTTCACGCGCCAGGGCAGCATGCTGGTGTCGACAATCAAGGGAGAAGCATTCTTTCATGATGACAACGAAATGGGCACCTACAGCATGGAGTTTGGGATTCCCTGCTGGATCGTTCAGACGTTCAAGCCTCCGGAAGTGCGGGACTACGCCAAGAAACTGCTGATGGAACGCATTGAAAACTATGGCCCATTTTCATTCCAGCGCCTGTGCGCCACAGTCATTGATGCTGTGGCCAAGCAAGACCTGACCGAGCTGGCCAAGGATGGCCTCATTCACATGACCCCTCAAGGGCGGGCGTAATACTGAGCCGGCGTGCTACTTTTCTTGACATTTGGTTAATGTTCTGTCAACATACGCGTTGAACAGTCGTGCTTCACAGCGCGCAACCATTTTTCGGAGAACCGCCGTGGGCAAACACTTCCATCATCCGCCGGTCTATTCGGGTGCGCTCACCGGCGCGCTCTTGAACAATGCGTCTCCCGCCACGGTGAGTGGGCAGGCGATTGTCAAGGTGTTGAACAGCCCGCATGACTCACATTTTCATGTTGAGAATCCGGGTCCCAATCAGGTCGCCACCTATCAGGGCGCTTATGGCGTGCTCACCATCGATTACAACGGCAATTGGGTCTACACGCTCAATGAGACCCTCAGCGCCGTTTCCGGGCTCGCAACCTCCGCGACCCTGACCGATAGCATCCTGGTGCGCTCGGAATATAATTATCGTGACCAGGACGGCGTTGCTATCGTCATCACCATCACCGGTCACTAATAGGAGGCCCTCATGGGCGCATTTGTCCTTCTAGGCACGACGTCGCATGCGGTGACGTCGACTGCCTATACCTTCCAGCCCGACGCCGGTGTCGCCGATGGTAACGTGCAGGACCCGCCGCAGAGCTGGCGTGTGCGTGTGTGGGGAGACGTAAACTTCCACGTTCATGTTGACTCAGCTGCTGTAGACGCCGTCGCTGCCTCAGACGCCCCGGTCGCCGACCACTATAACGGCATCATCGTCGTGGTTCCGGCTGGAGGCTATCTCTCGGTCATCAAGAAAGTCGGCGAAGCAGACGGCACTTGCTGGTTCACGCGCGTCAAGCACGGCTAAGGGAGCATCCGCATGGCGGCGTTTTCACAGCGGATGCATCAAGCCATCGCTGCCTACATCAATGGCACGCAGATGCCAACTCCGCCAGTTTCGCTGGAAGTGGCGCTTTGTGTCGGCAATCCAAGCGCTGACCTCTCCACGCTGGTTGAACCAACCGGTGGCTACTTCCGCCAGTCGGTGGCCTTCTCCGCTTCTGCTGGTGGCTCCGGCGGCACGCTGCTGACCTCAACCGCGCCGGTGGTGTTCGGTCCGGCGGTTGGCGCTAATTGGTCGACCGTGTCTTATGGCGCGGTGTTCGACCAGGCCGGTAATCTAATCGCCTTTGGTCCGCTCGGCGTCAACCGCACCGTTCCGATCAATGACACCGCTTCGTTCGGCACAGGCGCTTTGCAATTCCTGATCGAGTGAGGCCATGGCCAATCTCGTCCTTCGTATCGGTTTCGTTGCTGGCGTCGCTGTCGGCGCTATTGGCTCTCTCTCGCAAGATCATTCGCTATCAGTGAATGAGGTAGCCGGCGCGGAAGTCGTCAATCTCGACGCGCGCCATTCACACGCGCTGGTGGTAGACGCTACTGCCGGCGCTGACAACTTCACGGCGAACGTAACCGACCTCAATATGTCGGTTCGCTGTGGCGTCAACGTAGACTTGGAATTTTGCGCCTTCAAGGATTTTGATGGCGACGCTATCGGAGACAGCACCGGGGGTGGCGGCTCAGGAAGCGTTTACACCAGCTCTAAGTCTGCGGGAGAAGATGGTGCAACCACGATCACGACCGCTCACCCGATAGCAGCTGTGATTGGGCTCTACATCAACGGACTGAAACAGAGCAACTCCGCTTTCTCGACCTCGGGGCAGACTGTCACAGTCCCAGACACCCTCAATGTCATGAGTGGTGATTTGTTGGAAGTCGCCTACATGGCGACGTAATATCGGGAGGTTATCATGGCACAAACACAAATCAATGGTGCAACCCAAATTAAGGCTGCATCTATTCCGTGGGCGCAGATGGCGTCTGGCGCGATTGTCCCAACAGCGGCGCTGGTTGACACATTCATCAAGGCGAACGGCCTAGTCGCCATGTCAGCCGCGCTGAACATGGGTTCAAACCTCATCAACTACGTTTCCAATCCTGTCGCCGCTACAGACGCCGCCAACAAAGCCTACGTCGACGCCAAGATTTCCGGTATGACCATCTTTGGCGCAAGGGTGGTCGCGGTTGCCAACTCGGCTGTCACCGGTCTTATCACCGTCGACAATTATACGCTGCTCGCTGGCGATGTAGTGCTCCTGACTGCACAGACCACCCCCTCACAGAATGGCCCTTGGGTTGCCGCGTCAGGTGCTTGGGCGCGTCCAACATGGTGGGCCTCGGCAGCAGTAATTCCTATCGGCGCATATTTCATTATCGACCCCGAAGGAACCACCTACAAGAACACAAAATGGTTCGTGACCAACACCACCGCCATTACGGTTGACACCACGGCACTGACCACGCAGCAAGATTTGTCTGGAACGCTTTATTCAGCGGGAACCGGGCTTACTCTTGCGGGGACTGTGTTCTCCGTCACCTACGGAACCACGGCTGGAACAGCGGCGCAGGGTAACGACACGCGCATTGCTAATGCCCTGCAAACCACTTCTCTCGGCACCGGTGTGTTGGCGGCTCTTGGTATTGCAATCGGCTCCGCTGGCGCACCTGTGCTGTTCGGCGGTGCTGGCGGCACACCTACCTCATTGACACTTACCAACGCCACCGGGCTGCCACTCGGCGGGGTCACAGGTTTCGGAACCGGCGTCGCTGCCGCACTCGCGGCTAATATTGGCTCCGCCGGCGCTCCGGTGGTGCTTAACGGCGCAGGTGGAACGCCTTCATCCCTCACCCTGACCAATGCGACCGGTCTGCCTACGACTGCACTCACCGGCTATCTCGGTGCGGCGCAGTTCCCAGCTTTGACCGGCGACGTGACCACCTCGGCGGGTTCGCTCACTACCACGATCAACAACACGTCTGGCAGCGGCTTCGTCAAATATACCGACTTCGTCACGGGTGAAGTCCCGACAGGCTCGATCAACGGCGTCAATACGACGTTCACTTTGGCGAACACGCCTGCTACCGGTTACGGCGCTATCAGCACCTTGGAGCTTTATCTGAACGGTGTGTTGTTGCAGTCAGGCGCTGGTGACGATTATACGCTTTCAGGTTCCACCATCACGGCGCTGCTGATCCCGCAGACTGGCGACAAGCTGACTGCGAATTATGCCAAGTAATAAGAAAATACCCCACGGTCGAAAGGCCGTGGGTTCCCTCTAACGCTATCCCCGATGGATACAACCAATGGCAAATATCAACCTGACACCAGAGTTTTCTTTGAAACTTATCAACAGGCTCCAGAACGAATACGGTGCCACGTCGGCAGCCAATTTCGCAATGGACCTCATGCTGGAAGAGGCCAACGCGGCAATTCAACACCTCCAGCAGGCGCTTGCAGAAAGTCAAGCCGATGCAGCAGCAGTGCGTGAACGCCTGATCGTCTCCGAACAGAACAACGAAGAGTTGAAGAAGCAGCTTGATCCGTCGCGCGGGGACAGGTTCGCAGGCCCGAAAAAGAAGTAAGCATCCAAATAGGAAAAGATCATGGCGCAGACAAAGATCAATCCAGCCGATCAGATACCGTCTGGTTCTTTGACCCGCGCCATGCACAACACTACCGTTAGCGGTAGTGCGGTGATAACTAAGGTGATTGCTGGGGTCGGTATCTCGATCACTCAGACCGGTGTGGATGCAGGGACTGGAGATGTCACTGTAAATCTAGGGCCTCTGCAAAATCTAGCCGTGGCTTCGGGGGCTACTTCACCGGTTCCGTCTGGCGGCAGCGGTTCCCTATTGTTTTCCACGACAGCATTGATCCCTCTTTTTTGGAATGGCGGCGTATGGCAACCATTCAGCTCAGCCGCTTTGAATGGTCTGTTCGGTAATATGTCCAGTGGCAACGTCACTTTGGATGGCTCTACATCCTATCCAGGTATGACGCGTTCAGGCAGCGTTTACACGCTCACCGCCAACCTTAACGCCAATAACCTCACCATAAATTCCGGCGTCTCGTTGTTCGTAAATGGTTTTGAGGTGTGTGTCCAAGGCACACTCGACCTATCGAACGCCAGCACTGGAGCGATCAACGCCAATGGTGTGACTGGAGCCGCTGCGAGCACCTCAACTCCAGGTGGATCAACAAACGGTATTCCTAACACGAACAACATCGGCGGCTCACAGGCGGGCGGTGCCGGTGCCGCAGCATCGACCGGAAATGGATCGCTAGCTGCTACCACCTCGACCCCGATAGCCGCAGGAGGTCAAGGTGGAACAGGCTCGTCTGGCGGTTCAGGAACATCTGGAAGCCCAAGTGGCACGCAGGCCGCCGCTACAGTCAACATCCAGACGATCACCGTTGCTCAGTCGGGTCTAACCTACAGTGGGACGAACATCCTAGGTGGCGGCGGCGGTGTAGGCGGTGGTTCTGGAGCAGGTGATGGCTTGTCCGCTAATGGTGGAGCGGGGGGCGGCGGTGGCCCTTCTGCTGGAGTTTTGGCGATCTACGCCAATGTGCTCAAGCGGGGTGCGGCTAGCGGCATCATCGCGGCTATTGGCGGGCAGGGTGGTGTCGGAGGTAATTCAGGCACCGCAGCCACGTATCATGGTGCGGGAGGCGGCGCGGGTGGCAGCGGCGGCGGCGGCGGCTGGGTGTATCTCGTCTATGGCTCGCTCATTGGTTCCGCCAACTCTAATATGATAGATGTTGGGGGCGGCGCTGGAGGCAATGGCGGCAACGGAAGCGGAAACGGTCAAGGTGGCGCTGGCGGATGGTCTGGTTGGCCCGGATGCGCCGTAATAATCAATAACACCGCCAGCACCTACACGCTCACGCGTGGCTACAGCGGCGTCACCGGATCGTTTCCATCGAGCACGACAGGCGCGGCTGGAGCAGCAATCGACCATCTCTATGTGGGCCTATGATCATGCCAACTCAAATCCTCAACAATGGCGTTCCGGTGTCTATATTCGACGACACAGTGGACGTTAACACCGCCTTAGCCACAGCTTACGCCTCATTAGTTGCGGCAGGCGTCCAAGTTGGAAGTCTAACCGCAGCCAATCCGCCACTACCGGTTCCAGCATCAATCAGCATGTTTCAAGCGCGCGCGGCGCTGCTCCAGACACCCGGTCCAAGCAGCAACACCATGCTTGACGTGGTTAATGCTTACGTCACGGCGAACGCCTCTACAAATCCTGCGTTGACGCTGGCTTGGGAATACAGCGCCAGCGTTGAAAGAAAAAGTGTTTTCGTCAATTCTCTGATGGGTGTCTTCGGAATAAGTCCATCGGAAATGGATCAGCTATTTTTTCTAGGAGCGACCATAAACTCATGAATTTATTTGAATTAGAGCAGCGTTTCTTTGATGTCGCCATAAAATGGAAGCTGGTGTTTGCGTTCGGCTGCGTCTTTTGGATCGCCGTCCTAAGCCCAACCGATAAACCCAAATGATTCTGAGCCGTTTGGCTATTTTTCTTGACAAACATGGCTAATGCGGTCAGAATCCCCAACGCAATGACGTCCCTCCCGAACCCGGTGGGTAAAATGGCGTCAAACACAACAGCACGGGGTGCTAACCAAATGCCTGATATCATGTTTCCCAACCGGGAAGCTCTTCCCGAAGAGCTTCGCCAATTCGCCAAGGACGCCGAAGGCGGCGTAGTTATCAATCTGGTTCCTAACGAGCGGCTCCAGGAATTCAGAGAAAACAATATCAAGGTCTCCAAAGAGCGCGATGCGTTCAAGGCGACTGTTGATAGTGTCAATACGCTTTTCCCAGAATTCGACCCGAGCAAGGTCACCGCCGAGCTGCACGAACTGCGCTCGACTTTCCAGCAGGTCAAGGACGGCAAGCTCACCGCCAGCACCGACATTGAAGCGGCGACAATCGAGCGCACCAAGTCGATGAAGCAGCAGTTCGAAGAGCAGCGCGCCGCTCTTACTACTTCCGAAAAGGCCGCACGCGACCGCGCCGCCATGCTCGACACCCGCTTGCGTCAGCAGGCGATCAAGCAGGCCGTGCTTGGCGCAGTGCTGGACGAGAAGTCAGGCGTCGCTCCCTCCGCAGTCGAAGACATCATCAGTCGTGCGCAGAACGTGTTCGTCGTTGAGAACGACGGTGAGCGCGTCATTCCCAAGATCGGCGACACCACGCTCTATGGTCAGGACGGCACCACGCCGATGTCGCCCTCTGAGTGGGTTCAGACGCTAAAGGAAAAAAGCCCGCATCTGTTCCGCAGCTCAACCGGCGGTGCCGGCGCTGGCCAGCAGAACACCGGCAAGTTCGGCGGCTTCTCACAGGAGCAGTTCGACAAGATGCTTCCGGAAGAGAAAATCCGCATCGCCAACGAAGCCGTGCGCCCGCGCGGCATGTAATGCGCTCGGCGACCGCTTTACGCGGTCGTCGGTCTTTTAACCTGATGGAGATTCGCATGCCCATGTCTTCGATTGAAGCCTCGAAACGCGGCAAGGGTGCTGCGAAGCCGACCAAAGCGCCAAAGGTCGGCACCCCCGCTAAGCCTGCGAAGAAGTCCAAAAAGAAGAAGTGAGGACGCGATGTCAGCAGCTGATTATGTGGCGCGCATCGCGCGTTACGCACTCACTCAACAAGACGCCATCAACATCAATCAGCGCCGGCCAGAGATACTAACTCCTGTCGCGGCTGGCGACGTCTATCCGATGGTGATCATGAAGAGCGCCTCTCCGACCGACGAGACGCTCGTCAATGGCATGGTTTTCCCTGACGGTTACGATCTCTTTCGGGTTGTCAATGTGAAACTAGGCACAGGCCCAGGCACCTACACACTCTAAGGATTCAGCTATGGATTGGCGTCGCGTAATTCTGGCAATCTCACCGCACGCCAAAGCGGACATCGTCTCGATGATCGCTGATCATGCTGACGAAATGTTCGAGAAATACAAGCTGACCAGCCGCAACGTGCAGGCTGATCTGCTTGCGCATGCGTCGGTTGAAAGCGCCGGCTTCACGCGGCTGGAGGAAGACCTAAGCTATTCCGCGCAGCGACTCTGCAAGGTCTGGCCATCACGTTTTCATTCCCTTGCCCAGGCTGAACCTTATTCCCATAACCCCAAAGCGCTAGCGCTGAAAGTCTACGACGGACGCATGGGCAATCGTCCCGGCTCCGAAGACGGCTGGATTTTCCGTGGCAAGGGTGGTTTGGAAACCACCGGACGGGAGAACACCGAGCGGCTCGCGAAGAAACTTGGCATTACTGCCGAAGAGGCGGCTGACTGGCTGACCGATCCGGATCATATGTTCGAATGCGTCTGCGCCACATACGTCTTGGTTGGCGCGGTCCCCTATGGACAGCGTGGTGATATTGTTGGCTCAACCAAGCACGTCAATGGTGGTGAGGAAGGCCTCGCCGACCGCGAGAGCGCACTGCGCCGCGCCAAAGCTGCGCTGGTGAAATTCTCCAGCGGCGAAACGGCAGACGCTGATTCGGAAACTTCTATTGAACCTAAACTCTCCAAAGCCCAAGTGCGCGGTGTGCAACAGCGTCTAAAGGATTTGAAATTCTTCCCAGGCAAGATCGACGGCGACCTTGCTCCATTGACCCGCTCTGGCATCCGTGACTTCCAGGACGCCAATGGTCTCAAGACCACTGGCCTACTTGATGATGACACCCGCGCCGCGCTCGACGCCGCTACTACGCCTGCAAAGGTGTTGCCAGATGACCGCGCCAGCGCGACGGTAGATGATTTGCGCCAGGACGGCTCGGCTACGATTGCCGCTACCGATGACACCAAGAGCGCTGTCACTAAGATCGCCGCCGCCGGCACCGCCGCAGTAGCTTCGGTTGGATCGGCTGCGAGCCAAAGTGGCGCTTCACTGTCCGACATCAACGACCAGATCAAATCCACTGCTGACACCGCGTCATCGGTTGGCTCTGCTGTGTCGAGTAATTCGACGATCCTGATTTGGCTTGCACAACACTGGCAACTGCCGCTCGGCGCACTGCTGTTGAGTGTAGCCGGATATTTCGCCTGGAAGGCTTATAAGAGCGCCGACGCAACGGCCCAACAGCGCCTCGCCGATCACCAATCCGGTGCCAATCTGGGCCGGTGAACTGCCAACCCGACAGCAGGATAATGTGATGTCTCATAGAAAACTTCATGTGGTGACGGTTGTCGCCAACCCTATTGGCTGGGCCAGCCGAGTCAGCACGGCGCGACTTGCCATCGCCGACTGGCTTAGTGAACCAAACGTCGAGATCACATTGGTCGAGTGCGCTTATGGTTCGCGCAACTTCGAACTCGAAGACCTTGGCGCTAACCCGCGTGTGAACTTTGTTGGCGTGCGCGCCGTGTCGCTGGTGTGGAATAAAGAATCGCTGATGAACATTGGCATTGCGCGGCTTCCGCACAGCGCTCAATATATCGCGACGCTTGATGCCGACATCCAGTTCCGCCGGGAAGGGTGGGCGACAAGCACAATCCGTGCGCTCGATCTCTACCCGGTAGTGCAGCCTTGGGACAAGGCTTATGATCTTGGTCCTCATGACGAGCACATTCAGACCCACACGTCGTTCTGCGCGGTCTACCATGCAGGCGGCCCTGTGGTCCCCAACACGGTGAAGTTCTGGCAGAACAATGGAGGTCCTTATGCCTATCCCCACAGCGGCTTCGCATGGGCGTGGAAACGTGAAGTGCTTGATCGCCTCGGTGGCCTTCTTGAGGTTGGTGGCATGGGAAGTGGGGATCACCACATGGCTCTCGCGTTCACAGGAAACGTGGATGCATCGGTTCCTGCCACGGTCCACCCGCACTACATTGACGCGCTAAAGCGCTGGGAAGCGCGTGCGGCGACGCATGTTTGTGGTAAGCTGGGATTTGTCCACGGCACCATCGAGCATTTGTTCCATGGGCGCAAAGGCAATCGCAACTACCTCGGGCGCTGGGATATGTTTATCAAGCACGACTTCGATCCGCACTCTGATCTGAAACGCAACAGCTTTGGCGTGATCGAATTCTCCGGCAATAAGCCGCAGCTCGAACTAGATTTCGACCGCTACCTCCGCTCGCGCGAGGAAGACGTCAACACTCTCACGTAAGGCTGGCCCATGACCGCTCCGAACCCGGCACTGGTGGCGCAGTATACGCCACTGGTTGGAACGCTCCGAACGCTGCAGGCTCTCCCGTCATTCATCCCGACGAGCCTCGGCGCTGGCGTAAACATCTTTCAAGCGACTGCTGACACGATCAGTAATTTTGCAGGGATTGCATTACCGCCAAACGTCACGCCGATCACAGTAGATCACGCGGCGTTGCTTGCGGAGCTGGAGCGGATGGCGATCAGACGCGCGACAGTGCTGAAAGTTGGCGAAGCCAATGTTTTTCAGGACTCTGCGGTTGCTGTCGCAACGCTGGCTTCACTTCCGGCCCCCATCGCGCCAGTAAATTCAGCTAGATGATTCTGTGGTAGTGCATCAAGATACTTACGAGAAAACCTACGGTGTGAAGCTTAACAAGATAAGGAATGTGCCATGAGTTGGTCGGCTGTAAAGACAGATGCAAATGTAACTATTGGCTGCCTTACCCCCACGAAGGTTACCGTAATAACTACGTCAATACCGTCTTGTGGTGTTACATATACTTATAACGGTCCGTCGCAGAGGCATTCAGCATATTCGTTTAACTCAGCTGATGTTGAGAGCGCGGTCTACTCTCACATTCAGGCTATTAGGGCACTTGGGGTAACTAGAGTTGACAGCACACAGATAGCTAAGGCTCTTGGGCTCCCTAAAAGAATTGTAGATAAGGTCATACCTTCGCTTCTGGACAAAGGCGTAAGAGTCATCAACGGCCAAGCCTAAATCTAAATGTGTTCACCTGCCAATTGTTGAATATGGCGGTTATGATTGGGGAGCGTTAGCGTTCCTGCGGCGAGGAAATTTCAAAATGATGCCCTATCGATTCTGGGACGGTCTGCTACTTTTCTTGACTTTTTTTGCTATTAACCTTAACATTTGCGTAATCGATGGTTACGGGCGGGGCTCGAACCTTCCGAAAGGTCGGCTCAACAGAAGGAACCCCTCCCATGCCGATGACACTCATCGAAGCCGCCAAGCGTAATTCGGCGGACACAAAGCGCGCTGGCGTTATCGAGATGTTCGCCATGACGGCGCAGCTTCTCAACGTCATGCCGTTCGAAGACATTCCCGGTGGCTCGCTCACCTACAACCTCGAAGGTCAGCTGCCTGGCGTTTCGTTCCGTGGCTTCAACGAAGCTTACAGCGAGTCGACTGGCATCATCAACCCGGAGACCGAGCGTCTCTATATCGCTGGTGGCGATCTCGACGTCGATAAGGCGCTGATCAAGACTCGCGGCTACGGCATCCGCGCGACGGAAGAGACCTCCAAGGTCAAGGCCCTCGCGATGCATATCAGCGACCGCCTGATCAACGGCGACACGCAGGCCAACCCGCGTGAGTTTGACGGCCTCAAGGTCCGCATCGGCGGTTCGCAGCTCTTCGTTGCGGCTGGCGGTTCTGCCGATGGCCCTCTGTCGCTCGAAGTGCTCGACGCCGCCATCGACCTCGTGGACAATCCCACCGCGCTGGTTATGTCCAAGGCCCTGCGCCGCAAGCTGACGAAGGCCGCGCGCGGTAACGTCGGTGGTGACATCCAGTATACGACCGACAATTGGGGCCGCCAGGTTGCGAGCTACAACGATCTGCCCATCGTGATCCAGGATTACAATGAGCTTGGTCAGCGCACCATCGACTGGAACGAAATTGGACCGTCCAATTCCGCCACGACCAACCAGTCGATCTACGTTGTCTCTCTCGGCACGAACCGCGTTATGGGTCTGCAGAATGGCACCATCGAGGTCAACGATCTCGGCGAACTCCAGGCTCAGCCCGTGTTCCGCACGCGCGTCGAGTGGCTCGTCGGTCTCGCCGTCATGCATGGCCGCGCCGCCGCGCGTATCTGGGGCATCCAGAACGCCGACGTCACGGAGTAATCTGAGGGGCGCGCCTAGCGTGCCCCTCCTTCACCCCATTCGAAATTCCAATAGAAGGACACCCAATCATGGGTCGCATGACAGGCCGTAGCCGCTTTCCCATCGATGGTTCTCTGATCCTGCGTGCGCAGGCCCAGGCGACCCTCTCCGCCTCCACCACGTTTGCCATCCAGAAGCTCGCCCAGACTGGCGCTTTCTGGCAGAACCCTGGCGACCCCGTGAACGGCACGATCTTCGTCGTTGGCGAGATTGAGTCCGTCTCCGGTTCGCCCACCGGCCTCACCGTCGACACTTGGGTCTACGACGATGTCAACCTGACCAACCCGGTTCTCGCTGATTCGGTCCCGGTCGTGAGCGGTGAATGGTTCGAAATTCCGGTTGATTATCTGGCGCTCCTGCGCGATCATCCGACCAAGACCTATTGGGCTCCGAAGGTGACCATCACCGGCGGCACGTCGCCGACCGTTGGCATCTTCATTTATCTGGCTCCCGATTGGGATCAATAATCTCGGCGCGAAAGCGCTGTGATGAAATAAGGGCGGGCGGGCGCAACCGCCTGCCCTTTTTCTTTTTGTAACTCCAACAGCCCGAGAATGCATCATGGGAATCAAATACGCCCCGGCTTCTGACAACCGCCATAACCAGACCACTGTTTGGGATACTGCTGGCGCTCCACACACTCACACTTTCACCAATGCCCGCGAGTTGGTCCGCCACGCCCGCTGGACGCTTGATCCGCGCGCAACCGTAGAGCCGGTCGTGTTCGTCAACGACGGCTCTTCTACGAAGAGCACAGAGACCACCCAGCCTCCGACGCCCCCGGAGCCCTTCGTCCCGGAAGACCTTTCGGTGATTAGTAAGGACATCCTGCGCAAGGCTGCGCAGTATCTGAAAATCCCCAACATCGATGGGCGCTCCAGTGAGAAGCGTTTAGTCGCCGAGATTGAAGGCGCGCTTGACGCACGCCTGGCTGCGAGCGGTGACTTCGACGGTTCTGTTGCGTCTGACGATGCCAATAACGATGTTGCTGTTGACGCCCGCCGCCGCCGCGCTTTCGAACTTGCGGCGCTCACCGCAGGCATTAAGTTCACTCCGGAGACCAGCCTCGCTCAGGTGGTTGGCTCCATTGCCTCACTCGTCGAGGATGCTTCCGTCCGGGAGTAATTCTCTAATCAACCAGGAGATGCACGCCATGACCGACTACGTCAGAGTTTATGACCCGAAAGGTCTCATGTTCGAAATCGCTCATGAGCGTGCGTCTCAGCTGGTCCTCAACCATGGATGGTCGAAACATCCAGTGGCAGCGCCGGCTCCAGCTCCCGCCCCTGTTGCTGCGCCCGCGCCGGTCGCAGAGGCCCCTGTCATGCAACATACGCTTGCCCTTGATGTGGCTCCGGACATCGCGCCAAAGGCTGAGGTTTATTTGCCGCAGCCTCACGGGGACGTGCGTCACAACTAAGGCCCATGATGACCGATAATTTTGCGAGCGCAAGCCCCGTCCTTCAGGGCGGGGATAGCGAGCACCAGAGGAACAAAATGCGCCTTGTTTATAAATTCAGACTTCGCGACAAGCACGTGTCCGATCTCAATCGGCAGGCGCGCGCCGTTAATTTTGTTTGGAATTATTGCAATGAGACTCAACAAAAGGCAGCTCGGGCGCACCGCAAATGGCTTTCTTCATTCGACCTGCAAAAACTTACAGCGGGCGCGTCAAAAGAATTGAATATCCACGCCCATACGATCAAACGGGTGTGCGACTTCTATGTTGATTCGCGCCGCACGAACAAGAAGGCGTGGCTGCGCTGGCGCGGCAAGAAGTCGCTTGGCTGGGTTCCCTTCAATACGGGCCACGTCACTTTCGACGGCGTGAATTTCAAATTTCGCGGCGTCACCTATCGGACCATGCACCTTCGCGAGGAATTGAAGGTGGGCGTCAAGATTGGCGCAGGGTCATTCAACGCCGACGCGAAAGGTCGCTGGTATCTGAATATCCCGGTTGAAGTCGAGTGCGCGGTAAGTGCGCCCGTCGCCCGCGTCGGGATCGACCTTGGTCTGCATACGCTGGCGGCGCTTTCAACCGGCGAAAAGATCGAAGCGCCGCGCTTCTATCGTGCCAGCGAAACGAAACTCGGCACGGTCCAGCGCGCTCGAAAGACGAAGCGCGTTCGCGCGATCCACGCAAAGGTCGCCAATCGTCGCAAGGATCATTTGCATAAGACTTCGGCGAAGATCACCAAAGAGTTTGGGTTTATCGTCATCGGCGACGTGAGCCCGAAGAAGATTGCTCAGACACGCTTCGCAAAGAGTTCGCTCGATGCGGGCTGGTCGGACTTCAAGCGGATGCTTTCATACAAGTCCATCAGGAATGGTGGGAGCGCGATTGAGGTTTCAGAGCGATATACAACTCAAATCTGTTCGAGCTGCGGGTGTAACCCCGTCAGTAGTCCGAAAGGTAGAGCCGATTTGAATAAGAGAGATTGGGTCTGTAGCGACTGCGGAACCGAACACGACCGGGACCAAAACGCCGCGCTCAATATTCTCCGTTGCGGACTGGCAACGCTAGGAGGAACCCATGCCTGAATCTGGGAAGCCCCAGACTTCAGGGCGGGGAGCAGTCACCGACGAGAAGAAATCTCCATGGTCATGGCTTGAACACACCGAAGGCTGGAAAAACCTCGGTGTCGCCATGACCATCGGAATGACCCTTTTTGGAGCGGTCAAGTTCACGGTCAATAAGATCGATGAATACGACGCGCATGGCGAACGCATCGCCAAGCTTGAGGCAATTGGTGCCCAGGCTTCAACCCTGATCGCTTCGGAGAAGCTAAAGCAATACCAGATCGACACCAACAAGACCGAAGTGGATTCGCTTCGGGTAAAAGTCGACGGTATGTCAAACGACGTCGTCAATCTCCGCGTCGGCTTCGAGCGCATCCAGGCGCAAATAGAGAAACGCAGATGACCAACGCCAGTCAGCGCCGGATACTCTCGATGTTCTTCGCTATGCTTGGGATGCCTTTCATCTACGTCTGGTTCTCGACTCAGTTCTCCTTCACCTATGAGCGATACTTCCCATCCTACACTGTCGTGAAAATTGGCAAACTATCAGAAGATGATACAGGGATCACGCTCAAGGACGTCGCCTTCCGGAAAGACCATGACTGCGCCGCTGACGGAACCGTATATCTTTCAGGAAGTTACCTTAAAGACCTGCGATCCACGCCGGTTCTCCTGAGTGTCGAAGTTCCGCCCGGAAACGATCCGCTGCTCGTCAAGCACGCATTGGCGGTAGGCGCGGAGTTTTTCTTCCCGACCATCCACATTGCGGTGACAAAAGGGTTGCTCGCCGATCTGAGAGACTTTCGCTTTATGTTCCCTTGCACACGCCCTTTTCTGGGGCAGACGCGGGCCTACACCAATCCTGTGACTTTGTGACTGTGGCAAAAATGTCGCATCTTAACCATATCTGCAAATTACCCCTTGCGCTCCCCTTGGTATCGTGTTTTCTGCTCCCATCCGGTGTGACAAGTTTCTTCGATTCCGGGACACTTTGGGAAGAAGGTAGGAAAAAATGACGAGTCAGGATATTATGGTTGGTAACGAGGCCGAGGCCATAGAAAAGGCCGAAGAAATTCTGGTCTCCCAGATTCCAGCGTTGGAGGGTCTATCGAATCTTCTTGGCAAATCTCACACCAGCCGTGAGCAATTGCTCGTCACCATTGACGAAACACTCACGACCCTCAACACAATCGTGGACTCCATTGACGTATTGGAGGATCACATTAAGGGAATCTAAATGGACACCGAAGTCTTCGATCCTACGTCTTTGCTTTCCGAAAAAGCACGCAGACGCCGTGAGCGTAAAGCTCAAAAGAGAAGTGAAGCGACAGCAAAAACAGTGCTTGAACCTCGGAATGAAAATCAGCGCTTGCTGATTGAGGCGATTGACTTCCACCCTGTTGTATTCGCCATTGGTCCCGAAGGCACCGGCAAGACCTATATTCCCTCGCGCCTTGCTATCCAAAAACTGATCAATCCCGTGTCCGAGATTGAGAAGGTTATCATCACCCGCCCCACTGTTGCCCCGGCGAGGCACCGTAATGGGTTCCTCCCCGGTGGCATGGGTGCCAAGCAAAAGCCTTGGCTGGTGCCAATCCTTGACGGGTTCAAAGACGAGATTTCCAACAACCAGATCGAGAAGTTCATGCAGGATGGAACGATTGAAATCGTTCCCTTCGAGTTCATGCGTGGGCGCACCTTCCATAAGAGTTTCGTTCTGCTAGATGAAGGGCAAAACTGCACATTTTCTGACCTCAAACTTCTGGTCACCCGCACCGGCGACGGCTCCAATGTCGTCATCGCTGGCGACGTGATGCAGCTCGACATGGATGCGTCCGAGAGCGGGTTGCAGCGGCATATTGACATGGTTGATCGCCACGATCTCGATGCCGATGTAATCGAGTTCGACGCGGCAGACGTGGTGCGCTCGAAGGTGGTTTCTGAATGGGTGTCCGCCTACCGAAAAGACGCTGGCTTGTCGTGAGCCAAATTGCTATCTTTCTTGACATTCGTGGTTAATTAAGATAGCGTGAAATCAATACGGTTGGCCCCTCTACTCGCAAGAGCATGGGCCAGCCTTCTATTGTGGGGACACCATGACGCTCGCTTTGATCTCTTCGTTGCCAGCAATGACGGTCGGCGCGCCGGTGTCCGCGACCTTGGCGTCTGGTGGGACGCCGCCTTATGCCTTTTTGGTAACCACCGGCTGGCTTCCCGCAGGACTTACGCTGGACCCTGTCCTTGGAATCCTTTTCGGTGTCGCTGGCGAAGCACAGGCCTATGACTTCACGGTTACGGTCACCGATAGCGCCTCGGCGAGCGCCACGCAGGAATACGTTGGCGTCGTCACGCCGGCAAGCGCCACGCTCGGCGTGCTTGAAGCTGGCGAGCCAATGGTGCCGATCAATCTGCTCGGCCCGACGCCGCCAATGCCTTGGTTCATTCATCGACCCTACGTTTCGACGATCACCGCCGGCATGTTGCCTGACGGCATCGCTCTGAATTCAGCGACCGCCGAACTGTCTGGCACGCCATCCTCGCCTGGAAATTTTTCCTTCACTGTCCAGGTCAATGATTCTACTGGCGCGACGCTGGTCAATCAAGCCTTCACAGGGAGCGTCGTAGGGCTCGCTTTGTTCGTCGAGGATGGATCGCGCGTCCTCGGCGCAAACGCTTACGTGAGCCTCGCGCAGGCTAATGCAATCCTGGCCCAGGAGATACGCGACCTCACTGCCTGGAACGCCCTGACGCCGACGCAGCAGAAGGTGCAAATTATAGCGGCGACGCGCTGGCTCGACGACAAGGTGGTGTGGACCGGAGACCGCAAGAGTGACCCTGTTCGTCCGCGCGTGTTGCAGATGAACCCGCCACTGCCGCTCCAGTCTCTGGGCTGGCCCCGCAAGGGTGCCTTCGACCGTGAGCGGCGTAAGGTGAGAGACGACGTGGTGCCGTTCCAAGTGCTTCGCGCCACGGCGCTGCTCGCGAATTATCTGATCAATGACAACGCGGCAGATCAAGATCAAGCCGGCATTCGCCGCTTCCGCACCGACACCTTTGAGATCGAATACCAGCAGGGCTGGTTCCAGTCGCCAGCGCCGCCATGGTTAAAATTCGTGCTGTTCGGGCTCGGGCAGCTTGGTAATGAGCTGGGCCTGAAAAAGATCGTGAGGGTCTAATGGGCATCCAAGCTCTCGGGCGCGCGCAGATGCAAAAGATGCGCCGCCTTGGTAAACCAGGCACCGAGACGGTCACCTTTCGCCTTTATGATTCCGTAGCTTATGACCCTGTGTCTGGGACTGCCACGGAGCCGGATGTCGAGATCACCTTCGATTGCTTCACCGATAAAGGCGCGACCCAGGAGACCAAAGCTGGCTCGATCATCACGACCGACTACGTGCTGACCTTCGAGGAAGGCCTGCTGCCGCGCCGTCCGCTGACGCAGGACGAGGTTGTAATTCTGGGCACGCTATACAAAGTCAAGAGCGTGGACTGTGACCCGATGGAGGTTTGCCTCCGCGTCGGAGTTGAAATGGCATGATCGACATCGACATCAACGCCGATGAGTTTCTCAAAGGTCTCGGGAAGTGTCTCGATGGCGTGGAGAAGTGCGTCGGCACTGAGGTCAAAGGCATCGTCAATTACATCGACAAGAAGGTCCACGAGCGCACGCCGGTCCACAGCGGGCAGGCGGTGCGCAACATGATTTGGTCGCAGGGAACCGGCGGCGGTGGCGGTGAAGCGCTTGAGGCTATTCACGAGCCAGAAGCTACCGGCTACACGTCGCAAATGGGCCTTGGTGAAGAACCTCGCCGCAAGGCCAACCAAGACGCTGCCCAAGCGACGCTGCATGCTTTGAATTTCGAAAATCCGTTCACGGTTTATACACTAGCCAATCACTCGCCCGACATAGGGATGATTGAGGATGGTTCGTCCGGCATCGCCGGCAAGTCACGTGCTCCAAACGGAGTATTCGCGATCACTGTCGCCGAAGTCATGGAAAAAGTTAAAGCAGGATCACCCTTGTCATGAGTGACGTCGAAGATTTCCACCAAGCAATGGAGACGAAGTTCTTCACTGGCGCTGGGCTGAATTACCCTGGGACGAAAATCTATACCCCAAACGCCAAGTGGATTGAACCGATGAACCAAACCTGGTTCGCGTTCTACGTGCTCCAGGGTGATACCTTCAACGCCACGATCAGTATGGACAAGAAGGTAGAGCGCACAACTGTCGTTCTGCACATCTCCGTCTACACCCCCGTCGAGACCTTCGAACGCTCGGCGCTAGGGCAGGCTGAAACGCTGATGCGCTTGTTCTCGAACAAGGACTTCCAGATCAGCCCTACTCAATACGCAAAGTTCAAGGCCGGCAACGTCAAGACGTCGCCTGACCCGAAGACTGGTAAGTTCCGCGTCATCGCCACGGTGCCGGGGCACCGCGACACGCTGGTTTGATCCTGCGAAATTCTGGGACGGTCTGCTACTTTTCTTGACTTTTATTGCTATTAACCTTAACATTCCTGTCAATGATTAGGTCTGTCCGCGCGGGGCGCGGCATCAGCCACTCCCCCCGTGCCCAGGAGACCTACCGTGTCTTTCTCAACTTTCGCAGTTTCAAACCGCGCCAAACTGACCTACATCGCTGAGTCGGTTTGGGCTGTAACTCCTTCCTCGGGCTCTGGCGTCACCGCTCCCCGTGAAATGCGCATCAAGACGTCGAAGGTTTCCTTGAAGAAGGAAACCAAAATGTCCGACGAGCTGCGCGCGGACCGTATGGTCCCCTCCATCATCGAAGTCGGCGCGGCCTCAGAAGGCGAGATCGACTTTGAATTCTCCGCCGGTGCCATCGATCCCTTCCTCGAAGCGTTCGTCTATGGTCAGTTCACTCGTCCGATGACGATGGATTGGTGTATGGGCAACGTCGCCATCACTGGCGCAAGCGCGCTCACCATTTCATCGGACACGGATTATTCGACCTACTTCGTTGTGGGCCGCATCATCAAGACCGAAGGCTTTACTACTCCCGCCAACAACAACTACCTCACGGTCAGCGCCGTGGCGTTCGCTGGTGGCGTGACCACGATCACCGTTTCTGAGTCGTCCCTCACCGCCGAAGCGGCTTCCGCTTACACGGCTGTGTTCGACGCCAACGACGTGTTCGTCAAGGCCAATACCTCCATCCGCTTTGGCACCGGCTCTGCGCCGACCATCGATTCCAACGGGACCAATGCTTTCGCGTCGGCTATCGCAGCCGGTCAGATCAGCGTTGGGCAGAAGATTCATGTCGACGGCCTCGGCTTCGACGCGGCTTCTGTGGCGTTCAGCGCCGCTCCGGCTGTCGGTGATACGCTGACTGTTTTCGATGGCGTCAATCAAGTGACGTTCGTCGCGACCACGTCTTCGGTTGCTGGCGAGATCGTCTACACCCCTGGTGGCACTGGCACGACTGCCGCCGCCGCACTGGTCGCCGCGATCAACGAAGCATCCGCTGCGGGATTGATCCGCGTCGTGGCTTCGAATTCGACCAGCACGTTGAGCCTCAGCAACCGCCAGTTCAACGCTGCCGGCCTCGGGCATGTCACCAAGACCGGCACCGCCGCGACGGTTACCGACTTCGCTGGTGGCGACAACTCGGTCCGTGGCGTGTTCACGGTCCTTGGCGCTACCAACGACGTTCTCACCGTGTCTCCTGCTCCGGATGTCAACGCCAACGCGTCGACGCTGCCTGTCACGATCAAGGGCTCCATGCTCCGCAACCCTGCGCTGCCGCAGGATTTCGTGGTGCAGAGCTTTACCATCGAGACCGGTTACGAAGACGTCAACCAGTTCTTCATCAACAAGGGCCTGCGCGTTGGTCAGTTCGACCTGAACATTGCGTCGCGCGAAATCGTCACTGGTAAAGTGAACTTCAAGGGTGAAGCGATGACCCGCCTCGTTGGTGGTGCATCCATCCTGGAGAACAGCCCCTACGTCGCCAAGCAGTCGACGCCGGGTCAGATCATGTCGGCGACGACCAACGTGGGTAACCTCACGAAGAACGGTGTGCCGCTGGCTACCGCGATCAAGTCGATCACGATCCAGGGTGACGCTGCTCTGCGTGAGCAGACCGCTGTTGGCTTCAAGTTCCCTGTCGGTATCGGCGTCGGACGCTTCAAGCTCACCGGCAAGTTCGATGCCTATTTCGAGGATGGGTATATGTTCGATGACTTCATCGCGCATAACACCGTCTCGCTAGGCTGGGACTTCCTCGATCTGAACAACCAGCAGTATTTCATCACCCTCCCTGCGATCAAGCTGACGGAAGACCCGCTCTCCCCTGGCTCCATCGACCAGGACGTGATGGAGAACATCAGCTGGGAAGCTCAGCGCGATCCGGCGACCAACTGTATTCTCCAGGTTGATCGCTTCTCTTCGGTTGTGGCTCCCACCGCCTAATCTCCCAATTGCTGAGCGCCACGGCGCTTGGCTCACTAGGCAACCTCGACCATGGCTGAACAAGCGAATTGTGCGCACAACGATGGAGGACTCTTGTCGGGGGAGTCCTCCATCACCCTCACTAAAATTTGCTGCGATTGTGGTGATGAAAAACCAATAACTGATTTTGGGATTCGTAGAAATCAGAAAGATGGCCATAACTATTATTGTAAATCCTGCAATTCAGCTCAATCCAGCGACTACGCACGTAGAAATCTAGCAAAGATAAGGTATAGGACGAATTTATGGAGAAGCTTAAAGCAGGAATATTGGATGATACAAAGGGCTAAGTCAAGAGCAAATAAATCCGGTATTGAATTTGCGATAACGGAGCATGACATCATTATTCCGGAGTTTTGTCCGGTATTAGGAATTAGATTAAAGCGTTCCAACGTCCGAGGTGGAACACACAATTCACCTTCACTTGACCGCATCAAGCCTGAGCTTGGTTATGTGAAAGGAAATGTCGCAGTAATTTCTTGGAGAGCAAATTCGCTAAAGAAAGATGCGACGTCCGACGAGATTTTCAAAGTAGCGAAATGGCTGCGCACTTTGGAAGATGAACAAAACAGCCAATTCCCGAAGTCAGTTTGCACTGAGGTGCTACCAAACCTGACATTCACCCGACACGAGGTTAGATAATATGACAAAGCTTTCAGATTTGTATGCGTTTAATCGCACCCTTTTTGAAGACGGTGCGTGGATTGACATCGGCAACGGTATCTCCGTGAAACTAAGAAGTCCACAAAGTGCGCATTCCAAGGCCATCCGCAAGAAGCTCGAAGCGCCGTATGCTGCGCTGACGCGCGGTGGACGCGAGCTTCCCGATGACATCGCCGAGACCCTCCTGATCAAGCAGCTTTCACAGTCGCTAATAATTGACTGGAAGGGCATTGAGGACGAAGATGGTCTTCCGCTCAAAGCAACCCCCGAGAACATCGAGGCTGCCCTGCGCAACTTCCAGTTCTTCCGTGACGACGTCGGCGGTGTGCTGGCGAACCGCGAAACCTTCAGGAACCTCACGGTTGAGGCCGACCTAAAAAACTAATTTCCTGGCTCGAAGCGTCTCTCAACTCCATGACGGATGAGGGACCAACCGCAAATTCCGAATGGATGGCGCGGCTCCGAGCTGAGGGAATCTCCAAAAAGCAGCGAGCAACAAAGGCACCCGAGCCTCCGCCAGTTCCACTGGTGCCTTTGTCTTCTAGGCTGATCTGGGTCGCTAGCGCTTTCATCTCTCTGTCAAGGACTCGGGTTGTTCTGGAAACAGGGCCGCAGCCGATCAACTTCTCCGACATGAAAGCGTATTGCGAACTGGAAGGCATCTTCCTTGAGGAAGACTTGCGTGATCTCGTCTATTACATCACCGAGATGGACATCGTCTATTTGAAGCACACCCATCTCAAAATCCAAACGGGTCGCGAGAAGGCTGCGGAAGAGGCGAAGCGTAAACAGGAGCGCGCCCAATCGGCGCGGCGGAACCGGTAATGGCGGAATCTCACGACATCAGAGTAAACGTAGACGCGAGCGCCGCGAAGAGTTCTCTCAAGGAACTCGGAGCGGCGATCTCGTCCGTTGGCTCTGCGCTCAAAACTCTGCAGGCTCCATCAGGAGGCGGCTTTGATAAGCTGTCGGCGCAGGTAGGAGAGCTGTCGTCTGGTTTCAACAAACTCAAATCTATCGGCAGCCTTGGTAATGTGTCGCGTGAGATCACGCAGCTCAGCACAGCTGTGCGAGGACTGCAGGGTCCGTCAGCTGCATCCATCGCCGGCATCAACAACCTTGCGCGCGCGGCTCGCGGGTTGAGTGGCATCAACGTCAATGCCAAACTCGGTGCCGATCTTTCTTCAATCGCGCGCGCCGCAAACAGCATCAAAGTAAATGCCGCGACGACCAAAAATTTTACCACATTCCTGTCTTCGCTGAATGGTGTCAAGATAGACCCGCAGTTGTCCAAGAGCATTGCCCAGATTGGTAATGGTATGGGCAATTTGAAGATGCCGTCCAGCGCTACGCTGACGGCGTTGCAGAAGCTGATCACGATCATGAGCAGTGGCAACGCTAGCGCAGTTGGCAACATGGCGCGTTCGCTCAATACGATCCAGAGCAGGAACTTCACTGCCCAGGCTCCACGCCAGCAAGGTGGTGGTGGTGGCGCTCCAGCGGCAGGTGCCGGTGGTGCGGGTGGTCGCGGCGCTGGTGGTCCTCCGCCTGGTGCTGCCGGCGCTTGGGCAAATCTAGGATCAGCCCTGCAAGGTTACCAAGGGCGCGCGCATGCTGTTACCGGAGAGATGAGGGGGCTTGAAAACGCCTTCTCCGCTTCGTATCAGGCTGCCTCGCTTTTCCGCACCGCCATTGGTGCGATCACACTTGGAGAATTAACCAGCAGCATCCTGCAGGCTGGTAATGAACTGCTGACTTTCAAGATCGGACTTGATTCCGTCGCCACGTCCGCCACCGAAGGTGGTGAACACCTAAAATTCATCAAGGACTTGGCTGAGAACACCGGCGGTCCGCTGGCGTCTATGATCCCTACCTACCAGCAGTTCGCCGCTGCGGTGCGCTCGATTGGTAAGAGTGCCGATGAAGCACAAGCTACTTTCAGAGGCTTCCAGTTTGCGCTAAGCGCCAACCATGTGTCAGTCGCTGGGCAGGCGCGTGAAATGACAGAGTTGATGGAGACCTTCGCCATGGGCGGAGGTCATGCTCAGCAGGTCATGCGCTCTATGACCAAGAGCATCCCAGCTCTTGCCGGCGTCATCCAGGAGACGCTGCATATCGATGGTGCAGAACTGGAAAAGAAATTCAAGGAAGGTGGTATCAAACCGGACGAAATGATTAAGATCGGCAAGGCGCTTGGCGAAAAGTATGCCGCCGGTGTCGAAGAAGGTCTATCGCATTCCCAGTCAGCGATCAACCGGTTTGAAAATCGCTTCACTGAAATGAAGCAGGTGATCTTCGACAGTGGTTTTGACTCTGGCCTGTCCAATATGATGAATACGCTGACAAAAGCGTTGGATAGTGCAGGCGTTGAGGACATCGGTAAAAAGATCGGTGAAGGCTTCCGTGAAGGCTTCGCCGCGCTTGGCGTCTTTGGGCAGGCGCTTATTGAGAATCGCGAGACTATCCTGACGGTGGTGGAAGCCGCTGGTGCGCTTGCCGCCGCGATGATGGCAAAGACAATTGTTGTTGGTCTCGCCAACACCGCGTGGGGTATTTTGAACGGCACCTGGCTGGCGGTCTCCGGCACCGCCGGTGTGTTGACGACCGCTGTGCGCAGTCTCGGGCTGTTGTTCACGCCGATGGGAGTTGGTCTGCTTGCTGTTGGCGCTGCTGCGTTTGGCGTCTACACTTATTGGGAGCAGCTGAAAGAGTCATTTACCGGCGGCGAGGGCGTCTTCGGAGCAGTTGGCTCCTGGGTAGGTGGCTTAAAAGACAAGATCATGGACTTGGTAGACGCCTGCATCAAGGGTGCAGCCGCTTGGGGTGCATTCTTCTCAAGCCTCAGTGAAGGGAAATCTTTCGGCGACGCGTTGCAGGACATGCGTTCTAAACTTGAAGAATTGGGTCCAGCGTCTGGGCAGAAGTTGCAGGAAAGCCTTGCGGAGGGCGCAAAGACTGCAGCCGAAAAAGCCAAGGCTTCATGGGAAGGGGTGATCGCTGGTCTTGGTGATAGCTTTGCGAAAATTATGCCTGACTTCGGCAAGTATGGCGAGCAGTTCCGTAAAAGTATGCAGGATAACAAGCCGAAGGATTTCGAAGGGCATGGTGATCACGAAGCCAATGCCGCAAACGAAGCGCGGAAGAAGTATGAAGATTCGATCAAAATGTCCGACGCTGGGACCAAACTGTATGAAAAGCTGGTCCCGTCGATCAAGGCCACTGCCGACATTGCTAAGAACATTAAAGAGATCGACGACATGCTCGGCAAGAAGGCTCCTGATGGGCACTTCGTGTCTGAGGCTGATGTCGAGCGCCTAAAAGAGATCGCCAAATATGAGGCG